ATGGCGGAAGATTGGACGGTTGTCATATGAAGTTCTCAGAAGTAATACAACACTTGATGAATGGTAAACCGATCACTCGAGCATGCTTTGACCATGACGTTCACATTCGCTATGTCGACCTATACGAGGCATTCGTGATGCAGACGTCAGACACTGAGTCAAAGACTCTACAGGGCCTCACACTCGATCCTGAATCGATGTTCGCAGACGATTGGATGTGGGGCGAGTTTCATCCGGTCAAGGACGAAATCAAGTGGACACAGACAACCTCATAAAGACCATCATGGCGAAGCCGTGGTCCAGCACCTACAGCTTACTCAAGGCCATCGGAGCGTCCAGCCAGCAGGTCGACGAAGCATGGCGCGACTATCGTCGCAAGTACATGCGGAGTCAGCGCTGGCAGGACATCAGGACCAAGGCGCTCGAGCGGTCAGGTAGAACATGTGAGCAGTGTGGCCGTCGACAGGACGACGGCTACAAGCTCGATGTCCATCACATCACCTACATTCGACTCGGCGGTGAGCTGATGGAAGATGTCCAGGTGCTGTGCTACATGTGCCACGGACAGCTGCACTACAAGCGCAGAGTGCGCCAGGACACGGCAGAATAGCATCATGGCACGTCCAACAATCTACGATGAAGAGACAATCGCACGGGTCGAAGCTGCTTTAATGGCAGGTCAGACACCGACGGTTGTTTCTCGGCTTCACGGTTTACCAAGATCGACAGTCATAAAGATTCGCAGTCGCATGTCGACAGTCGTTACGAATACGACAGATGTTTGTGACGCGTCACAAACTATCAAAACACCGAAGGCGCCATCAGTATCGCTTGATGATCTGCTGGCTTCTGTCCTCGAGGACAATCTGAAGGCGCTCCAAGTCATCGCCAGGACAACGCAAAGCGAGAGATATGTCAATGGACAGACAGCAGGCCAGATTGCAATTCTCTACGAAAAGATTGCAACTTTCTCGGTTCAACTTCTCACCGCAGCCGCCGAACCTCCGGACAGTAACTAGCGCTCAGACAGCGGTCTGTTATCTCGATTATCTTCGGGACACGCTCCCGAATGGTTGGTCGTATACAGCTCGGCATCTCATCGCCATCGCGTCGCACTTGGACGCTGTGGAGCGTGGTGAGATTGACAGACTCGCGATTCACATGCCGCCACGTCATGGCAAGACTGAGACAGTGACCGTGCGCTACGGCGCCTATTGCATCGAGCGCGATCCTTTCAGCAACGTGTTGGTCACTGGCTATAACGAGCGCATCGCTCGCCGCTTCTCGCGTAAGTCCAGACAGGTCGTTTCGTCCAGGACTAAACTCTCGAAGGACAATGCGGCACAGGACGAGTGGAGTATGCCTGAAGGGGGAACCTTCATGGCGCGTGGCGTCGGCTCTCCTCCAACCGGTGTCGGCTTCAAACGCATCATCATCGATGACCCGATCAGGAGTCGCGAAGATGCCGAATCCGCGCTCTATCGCGACAAAGCCTGGGACTGGTACACCGACGACCTCTACACGAGGCTGGAGCCGAAGGGCGCTCTCATCATCGTCTCGACACGCTGGCACCATGACGACATTACCAGCCGTGCGATCTCGAGTGAACCTCATCGATGGACGGTCCTCAATTTGCCGGCAATCGCGGAGGAGTCTGACCAGATCGGACGAATGCCTGGCGAAGCTCTCTGGCCTGAACGATACGACGTGAAGGAACTCGGACGCATCAAGGAGGTCATGGTCGCGAACTCCGGAGACTACGGGTGGAGTGCTCTCTATCAGCAACATCCAACACCACGCGAGGGAACATTCTTCAAGTCGGACCGAATCACCATCGAGCAAGCGACACCGAACATCAAGAAGATGTCCCGCGCCTGGGACCTCGCTGCGACAGCTGGAAGTGGTGACTACACTGTCGGCGTGAAAATGGGCCGTGATGCTGATGGTCGAATCTGGATACTCGATGTCGTGCGAGGGCAGTTCGAGACAGACCAACGCGACCGAACCATCAAGCAGACAGCTGCACTCGATGGACGTGGTGTGCGTGTGCGTCTCCCACAGGACCCGGGACAGGCTGGCAAATCGCAAGCGATGCACATGCTGAGACTCCTCCACGGCAGCGCAGTCAACATTCTCCCTGTCACAGGATCGAAGGATGTTCGCGCTGAACCATTCGCGTCACAGGTCGCTGGCGGTAATGTGTACATGATTGCTGCCGATTGGAATCGAACGCTCCTGGATGAACTCCGCGTGTTCCCCCTGGGGAAGAACGACGATATCGTCGATGCGCTCACTGATGCCTACGACGAGCTCGTCGGTCGTGGCGGTGGCTGGGGTGCAGTGTAGGTCATGATAAGGACACAATAAGACCATGGGACTCTTCGATCGCTTTATGGGCAAAGCCACTGCCGCGCCAAATGCACTCCTTCCGCCGCCGCTGATCCAACGTCAGACGTCCTACTTCACCGGCACCGGAAACGGCGACTTCTGGAGTCTCCTGACACGCAACCTCCCAGGCTCGAGTTTCAACTGGAGGAATCAAGCCGGCGACTTGATGCTGAACTCTATTGTCGCGATTGGCATGGACTGGTACATCCGCAACTGGTCGCAGGGTGTCCCTGTTGTCCGCAGACCGATGCCAGATGGCCAGGTCGAGACAGTCGCAGACCATCCGATTCTCCAGCTGCTCGCACAGCCAACACCGAACGTCCCGCCTTCGCTCGTCTGGTCGTGGGTCCTTCCAGACTATCAACTGTTAGGAAATGCGTACTTTAGAAAAGTCCGCGTGTCTGGTCGCGTGGTTGGTCTGCAATACCTAGCGGCAGACATGATGCGTCCAGTCGGCAACAAAATCAATCCCCTGGTCAAATATCAGTACACGGTCGATGGCACGTCGTACGACATCGCGCTCGATGACCTCATCCACATCCGCTATGGTCGAGATCCGCAGGACTCACGCTTCGGTCGCTCGCCTGTGACGTCTGTCCTGCGTGAGATCGCGACAGACAACGTCGCTGCATCAGCTGCGTTCGGCATGGTACGCAACGGTGGCATGCCAAGCATCATGGTCGGACCAGACTACAAGGGCGGCGTCGAAGACCTAAGCGAAGACGATGCACGCCAGACGAAGCGGAAACTGCAGCAGGACTTCACTGGCGACAACGCTGGAAGTGTCCTGGTGATGACTGGACCATTCAAGGTCGAGCAGGTCAGCCACAAACCGAGTGAGATGGCGTTTGACGAGATTAGACGCAAACCGGAGGAGCGGGTTTGTGCAGCTCTTGGACTCAACCCTCTCGTCCTTCAACTTGGCAGTGGTCTCGAGCGTGCTACCTATTCCAACCTCGAGCAGGCGACGCGTTCGGCGTGGACTGATGGCATGATTCCGCTGATGCGCCAGATGAGCGAAGCGCTCACCATCGCACTCCTACCAGACTACGAAGAGACACAGCCTGGCGATTATCTCGAGTTTGATGTGTCGAATGTTCCAGCGCTCCAGGCTGACTTGAACGAAGACGCTGAGCGTGCTGAACGTTTGTATAAGTCCGGTATCGTTGACCTAGCCACAGCGAAGCGTGTCGCTGGTGTGACGCCATCGGACGACGACGAGGGTTATTACCATCCGACTGCTGTCCCTGTGCAGATCGGCGGACAGGAACTCCTGGTGCCTGATGCGGCGCCTGTTTCAACTGCACGCACAGCTGACGAGACAGCAAAACTTGTCGGTGCTGCCGGCGCTTTGATTCGTGCTGGCTTCGAGCCAGAAGCGGCACTCCAGGCTGTTGGTCTGAACTCTATACAGCACCTCGGTCTGCTACCTGTCACGGTGCGCGAGGAGACCAAAGCATTCGACGAAGCATCCGAGGCAGGACTGAAGTTCATCCCATCGAAGGACATGAAGGAAGAAGCGCAACGCGCCATCGAGTGGCGTGATGCTGGTCGTGATGGCGGAACAGCCGTGGCATGGGCCAGGGCGAACCAGATCATCAATGGCGAGAAACTCAGCGAGTCGACTGTGCTCCGGATGTATTCCTTTTTCCGACGTCATGAAGTAGACAAGCAAGCGGAAGGATTCCGACCAGGTGAGGATGGTTATCCAAGCGCTGGTCGTGTGGCATGGGCTGCATGGGGTGGCGATGCCGGCTATCGCTGGTCCACAGCTGCACGCAAAGAGATACTGAAGAAGATGGCGCCGAAGGAGAACGGCAAGTCGTATCACCCGTACTACGGTTACGAGCTGACGGACGCTGATGCCTGACATCTATCAGGTCAATGAGGCCTATCGGAATAAACTTCGCGCTCGTGAAGATTCCGCGCTCGCTGAGATGCGGAGAACGTACACGGTCCTGCAAGCAGACAACCTCCAGCGCCTCGAAGAGATAACACAGGCCATCGAGGAAGCACAGGCAGCGGGTGAAGATGTCACGGCGCTCAATGACTTTCAGGTGAGACTCCAGGCGCTCAATGAGCAGATGGCCAGGCAGGTGTCGGAGTTCGCTCCTCGAGCGACCGACATCGCTTCGAGCGGACAACGTAGCGCCATTCAACTCTCCCTGGACATGCAGGAATCTTTGGTGCGTGCTGTCGCTGGTGTCCCTGATTCGGTGAGCATGGCCATCGATCTCAACTGGAACAGACTACCCGTCGAGGCAATCACGAACGTGGTCGGCTTCGCCGCTGACGGGTCACCGCTCGCGGCACTGTACGAAGCCATCGGGCCATTTGCACGAGACCACGTCACCATCGGTGTCGCGCAGGGAATGAACCCGTTACAGGTTGCCAGGCGCATGTCGAAGACGTACGAAACTCTCGCACCATCACGAGCTGCTACCATCGCACGCACTGAGATGATTCGAGCCAACCGCGAAGCACAGCGCCAGACATTCGAGTCGAACCTGTCAATCGTCAAGGGCTGGTCTCGCGTGTCCGCTGGTGATGTAAACGTCTGTCCCGTATGTTGGGCGCTCCACGGTGAACCCAACGCTGTTGCGACAATCGTTCCATCGCATCCAAACTGTAGGTGTACGATCGTCCCGATCACTCCGACGTACGCCGAACTCGCTGGGCTTGACCCGGATGCGTTCGACGAAGCGCCGGAACTTCCGACGAGGGATGAGCAGTTCGCGATGTTGACAGAAGCGCAACGGCGCCAGGTGCTCGGACCATCGCGGTATAGGATGTGGGAAACAGGCACTAGCCTATCGGACTTCGGTCGGGTTGTACCAAACGACCTGTGGGGTCCACAGGCAGTCGTGGTGCCATTGAGGGATTTATGATGCAGACTCTGGTGAGCTTCGGTGATGCAATCAAAGCAGATGACTCTGGTCGTGTGCGTGGTTACCTGGTGCGCTTCGGCGGCGCCGACCTCGAGGGCGATTACTTCACGAAGGACACCGACTTCGGTCGTCCAATGAAGTCCGGAGATCGTGTCGCCATGAACCTGTATTACCATCACGGACAAGATCGCACTGTCGGCAAATCACGCATCGGCACCGGCCACATCACCATGGACGACAAAGGTCTCTGGTACGAAGCTCAGGTCGAGATGGCCGATCAGTATCAGAAGATGATCCAAGAACTCGCGAAGTCTGGCAAGCTCGGATATTCCAGCGGCGCCACGGGTCACATGGTCGAGCGGAAGAAGATGTCTGATGGCCGCTACGAAATCACACGCTGGCCAATCGGTGAGGCATCGCTTACACCGACACCAGCGGAACCGATGAACATGGTCAAGTCGCTGAAGGACATGCTTGGCGAGATGGAGGGAGAAGGTATGGAAGACGAAGAGATGATTATCCCTGTCGCTCCTGGCGAAGACGTGTCGACATTCGTCGAGTCTGTCTACGGCGATCTCGCGGCTGAGATGGTCCACGAAGGTGTCGAGGCACTCTACGACCGACTCTGTGCTGGCATGATGGCCGCATTCGATGCTGGTCTCGGTAAGCAACACATCGATGCCATCATCGATGCATTCGCTAGCAAGGCCAAAGAGCTGACAGCAAACTTAAAGGATCCGGCAGCGGAAGTGCAATCGATGAAATCGAAGCACGAGCGACCGACATCCATCCGGGAAGTGGAGCGACGCCTGCGAGACGCAGTGCATCTCTCCAGGGCTGAATCGACAAGGTTCGCCAAAACCATCTGGTCCGAGCTTCGGGACGAAGCGCCGGCGGAAGATGCCATCGTCGAATATACGAGTGATGTGGAAGAGGCAAAGTCTGCACTCCTCCGTGAGCTCATGATAATGGAGTTATCCAAATGACAATCGAACAACTCGAGGGCCAGCGCCAGTCTACTATCGCTGCTGCCAAAGAAGTCCTCATCAACGGTGGAGACATGGCTGAAGCCAATCGCCTTCACACATCTGCAAAGTCCCTCTCTGAGCGCATCGAAATGCTCAAGGAGTTCGGCTCCGTTCCGACGCCTGTCGCATCCGAAGCGCCAAAGGCTGAGCCATGGAAATCCGGTGGTGTAACCCGCAACCCATTTCCAGGCACTCGCGACGAAGCAAATTTCAAAGCATACGCCTTCGGCCAGTGGGTCCGTGGAAACGTGCTAGGAAATGCCAAAGCAGCCAAGTGGTGTGCTGAAAACGGCATCAAGTCGCAGACCGAAGGAACGAACAGTGAAGGTGGCTTCACGGTTCCTGAAATCGTTTCGTCCAGCCTGATCTGGCTCCGCAACGAGTACGGTGTAGCGCGTCGCTACAGCCGCATCTATCCGATGACTTCTGACACTCTGAACGTCCCGAATGCATCGACCAGCACCACGACTTATTATCCTGGTGAAGCAACTGCAATCACTGCATCCGATATCACGTTTAGCCAAGTACAGCTGCTTGCGAAGAAACTTGCAATCCTGACCATCGTGTCCAAGGAACTGAACGAGGACACCGTCATCGACTTTGGTGCAGCACTTGCACAGGATTTCGCGTACGGTTTGGCACTCGCTGAGGATGCAGCAGCATTCCAGGGCGACGGCTCGAGCACCTACGGTTCCATTACCGGAATCATGCCACGCATCAAGGCTCTCTCCGGAACCTTCGCAAACATCGCGTCGATGGTCGTTGGTCCTTCCGGATCACAGACCAACCTCTCGAGCTTCACGCTCGCGAACTGGCAGACGATGGTTGGCAAGCTTCAGCCGTATGCAACAAACCCACGATGGTACATGCACAAAAACGTCTTCTACTCTGGCGTCGCAGACAAGTTGATTGCATTGTCTGGGAACTCGATCATGGACATCCAGAATGCTTATGGTCCTGAACCAACACTGTTCGGTATCCCGATCAGCTTCGTTCAGAACATGCCAAGTGCAACCGGCGTCAGCAAGACGATGGCAGTCCTCGGAGACCTCTCCAAGGGTGTCGCGTTCGGCGATCGTCGTGGCGTCACGGTGGAAGTTTCTGATCAGGTTAAGTTCATCGAGGACGCACTGACATTCAAGGCAACCGAGCGCTATGCGTTCAACTGCTTCGACGTCGGAAACGTCACGGCGACCGTGGCCGACCAGGTCCCTGGTTCCATCATCGTCCTCCAGGCTGCCGCTTCGTAGGCTGTCTGACTCTCGCAGTCAAGGGGAGCGGGGATGCATACCCGTTCCTCTTTTTCTTTTTAGGATGTAAACCATGCCACTCACTCGAACTCAAGCACTGGACCGTCTCGCGTGGATGGTCGCATCCGATCAGTATCCTTTTCTTGACAGCACAGCGCTCCAGCAGCTCGTAGATGACCACGCACGATGGACTCCGTGGACAGCATCCACAGCCTTCGTCGTTGGCGACATCATCATCCCGACAGTCGCGAATGGTCGACTCTACCAGTGCGTCATCGCAGGGACCTCGAGCGCAACTGAGCCACAGTTTCCGCAGTGGACGCAGACACTGAACTACACGGTGAACGATGGAAGCGGTGACCTCCTATGGCAGGACATCGGTCCAGCCAACGTCGAACGCTATGACATCCGTGCAGCTGCGCGACAGGGCTGGATTCGCAAAGCATCGAGCATCACGCATCTCATCGATGTCAAGGATGGTCAGGTCGACGCAAAGATGTCTGTCCTCCGTGAGCATTGTCTCGACCAGGCGAAGCGGTATTCACCGATGGTGTTCGTATGATTCCAGCTGCATACAGCACAGCGCTCAAGAACGCGATTCAGGCGTATTCGTACGCTGACCGTGTCGCGATCTGGCGGACAGTCAATCAGAGCGATGGCATCGGCGGCATAAGTCAGCACTGGATACAAGTCGCTGAGATCCGCGCCACCATCAGCAACACCGGTGACACCGAAGGTATTGTCGGCGGCATGATCGAGCAGTCTGGTACATGGACGCTCACGTGCTCGCCAGACGTCGAAGTGCGTGCAGATGACAGGATATACACCAGCGGAAATCCGCAGGCGCTGTCGCCATACTACGAGTGCATCGGTTCCGACTTCGGTCACACGAACGCTGTCAGCCAGACCATCGCGCTCCGCGCCAGGACAAACGGTTAACCCACTGCGTGATGCGGGATATCGTTCCGTGCCACCATCATATGGTTAGAGTTTTGAGGGGTGTATGTATGAGTCCTGAGATGTGGGTACAAATCGGAATCCAAGCGTTTATCACGACGGTCAGCATTGGTGCTGCATGGGTCGCATTACAGGTCAGGCTGACGCGCCTGGAGACTCAGGTGGCACACATCATCTCGACACTCGACGGACAACAGCAAGAAGTGCGACGCATCGAACAGCGACTCGGTAAACTCGAAAACAAGGTTTCAGCACTGGAGGCAATCATACAACGATGAGCAGTATAAGTTTTGGTCGGTTGGCGGTTGTTGTCTTGATCGCCTTTGTGGCTTCCTTTGCAACCGTGTTCGGTGATGGCGTGCGCACAGCTGAAGCACACGACATCTCCGAGCTCGGCGCAGTGATGGCACTGTACGGGTCGAAGGCTGTTGCGGCTGGTGTCTCTGCAAGCGTGTCTGCTGCGCTGGGATTCTTGACGATGCCGTTCAAGGGTGTTGGAATCAATGCGCTGAAGGTGGGCAAATGAACTTTCAGAACTTCCGCATCGAGCAGATTACATCACCGACTCCAGACTGGATGATTTACGGTGAGTTCTATTCTACTGATGGCGTAAAACTTGGAGACTTCGGCCCTAACGGTACAAGTGTATTTCAGTGGTTCCCGCAACAGTCTTACGAGTTTCAATATCAGATTGTTATGCAGTTTGTACCTTATATGGCTGCCGAACTTGTGAAGGGTGCATCTAACTAATGGCTACAGCATATGTGAGTCCTATAGGGTCGGCGGCTTATCCCGGTACTGTCGGTGCGCCTACATCATTGGCTACTGCGCTGTCATCTGCTGGTGCTGGTGACATTGTCTACCTCGCTCCCGGTTCATATAGAGGAACCTTTACTCTAAGTGTTTCTGGCACAGCGGGCAATACCATCCAGTTCATTGGTGATGTAAATGCAAGTCAAGGCATCGGTGGAATATCTGCCGGTGTGGTGCGTGTTACGAACTATTTAAACGATAATGCAAATCCAACTGCTGCGACACTTTTAACAGCAACGAGCCGTTCGTATTTTTCATTTGCAAATATCTATTTTGAAAGTTTCAACACCGGTGGAGGATTTTTAGGAATCCTGACTACGTGTACCAACTGGTCATTTGAAAAATGCGCGTTCATAAGTATTCGCAATTTCGGTTTAAATGTTACAACTAGTGCTGGTGTAGCATTAAACGCATCATTTACAAAATGCACATTCAGTGTTCTGACAACAAGTGTGATTTTATATTGTGCTAATCATTCATCAGCCTACAGTCTAAATCTTAACTTTACTGAGTGTATTTGCCAAGGTTCAGCATCTCAACAGTTGACAGCTATGTCATCTACATCTACTGGTGGTTCACAGACAAATGCAGGTGGAATAAATTATTACAACTGCTTGTGTTATGGTTTTATGATTCAAAACTACAGCACAAATACGACACAACCATCCTATATATATAACTCAGTAATAATAAATCCAAATGGTTTTGCCTTATTAACACAAACAGTTGGCAGTTTAATAGAAAACTATAACTTTGTTTCTGGAAGCACAAATGCTGTTACAGCTGGTGCTAACAGTTTCTATGCTGGTGCTATTGGGCTTGACTACGGCTACAGTGCAATCGTTGGATTACCTGCACCTTCTGTAAACGGCCCATACTTTGGTTCTCGTTTACTTGGAGCAGGCACAGCAACAGGCGCACCGGCAACCGACATAGATGGGGTGACTTGGTATCAATCCCTGCTAGGTATGGGAGCATACACCTATGCAGCACGTAACAATACCATTGCATTCCCGGCTCCACCAACACCGAACACCATCACAATCGCTCCCGGCTCAACCTCACAATCCATCGAACTGTACCTCGGTGCTACAGGTCTCACAGCCTCAACCTCTGGTCTGTCAGCTCGCTACAACAGAACACGCACAGCCAGCGTATCTATCCCGCTGGTAGCCCGTACAATCGGTCAGGCGTGGACATCAGGCGGCTTTGCTGAGGTTGACGCAACCAATATGCCGGGCGTGTATCGCTTAGACTTGCCTGATGCTGCACTGGCTGCTGGTGCTGACGATGTCACGATCGTTGTGCGTGGTGCTTCTGGTACTAACGGTGCGGTAATGACGGTCAAGTTGTCTTCTGGTGGCTTGACATCTGCACAGACTGCCTCGGCTGTATGGGATGCTGCACGGGCTTCCTACGCTACCGCTGGAAGCTTTGGCGAGTATGTCAATATTAACGTCAACACGGGTGCAATCGCTGACGCTGTCTGGGATGAAGCACGATCAGGACATACAACAGCAGGCACATTC